GTAGGTGATGTTCCACCAATCCACAGCATCCTGAACTTATTGTAGCATTCCGCTGGAGAGCGGTCTATAAATACTACTATTTTATTATACGAGGTGATACACATGAGTCAGACGTTAGCCCGCAGAGCGCGAATCAAAGACCGGCCCTGCGCATGGGCGTCTCGCACCTTTTCGTCATGCAGAACCTTTACGTCGTCCATGGTATGCCCACATGGAGCGGCAAGAGCTGCAAGGCCCTCATCGACAACAGCGGCCAGTTTGCAGGCCGCACCCGCTACCGCATGGAGGGCGAAGAAGGCACCGACAACTGGGGCTGCCGCCTGATCGGCGTGGACAAGCTCACCGGCGAAAAGGTCGAAGGTCCGAAAGTCACGGTCAAGATGGCAAAGGATGCCGGGTGGTGGAACAAGAATGGCAGCTACTGGCCCAAAATGACCGAAATGATGCTCAAGTACCGCGCCGCCGCTTACTTTGCCCGCGCCGAGTGTCCGGAGGTCCTGATGGGCGCCAACATCGACTACGAGGTAGGCGCTGGCGACGCCGAGGAAGAGGGTGCGGCCCATGCTTAATGTTGTTGCATTGATGGGCCGTCTGGTCTACGACCCGGAGCTCAAGACCACCCAGAACGGCACCAACGTGTGCAGATTCCGCATCGCGGTTGACCGCAGCTTTGCCCGGCAGGGCGAAGAGCGCAAGGCCGATTTTATCGACGTCACCGCGTGGCGGCAGACCGCCGAGTTCGTCTGTAAGTATTTCCAGAAGGGCAGCATGATCGCCATCGAAGGCAGCTTGCAGACCCGTCAGTACCAGGACAAGAACGGCAACAACCGCACAGCTACCGAGGTTCTTGCGTCGCAGGTGAGCTTTTGCGGCGGAAAGGCCGCAGAGAAGCCCGCTGTGCACGATTTCGAACAGCAAACAGAAAATCATGTGCGCGAAGCAAACGCCGCTCACAGCACCTCGCAGAAGCCTCAAAGCGTACCGGAGTATTCGCAGGGCAGCGCAGACGACTTCTCGGTCATCGACGACAGCGAAGACCTCCCGTTCTAAGCCGAGAGCTGTGCTATCTGGCTATACGGGCGCGCAAAGGAGGTGATTGAGTGGCACAGGACGATAAAAAGTCATTTGTGGCGTATCTGAGCTGGTTCGACGCGCTGGAAGAATACTCCGACGCAGAGGTTGGGCAGTTGATGCGAGCTCTTGCACGGTATGCCAAAACCGGAGAAGAGCCCGAATTTTTAGACCGCGGGATGCGGGGCAACTGGAAATTTATGTGCAGCGACGTAAAACGGGCGTCTGAAAAATGGGATGAAACCCGCAAGAAACGCAGCAACGCCGGAAAACGCGGTATGGCAAAGCGCTGGGGAAAGCCTGAAGACATAACAAAAATAACAAACGATAGCAATGTTAATGACGACATAACAAAAATAACTGTAGATGTAGATGTAAATGGAGATGTAGATGTAGATGGGGATGTAGATGTTGTAAAGCGCGATAACACCGCCGCCGTTGATATGGAGTTATCAAAAATCGTCCAGCATTACCAACGTGCTATCGGCGACTTCCCGCGTTCGGCGCTGGAAAAACTGCAAAAATGGCGGCAGGAGTACAGCACGGAGATGATTTTGCTGGCGATCGACAAGGCCGCAGAAGCTGGCAAGCGGTCGTGGAACTACATCAACGGCATCCTGTCTGGCTGGCAGCGGGACGGGATACGCACCCCGGGGGACGTGGCAGCGAATGAGCAGCGCCGACAAGAGCAGCCTCGCGGGAAGCAAGCCACAGAAAGCACCGCAGAAGCATACGCAAATATTTTCAAGGGGGTGAAACCGTGACAGTGGAGATGATGACAAAGCTCCTTGCGGACGCTGAGGCTTATTTTGGACGGCCTCAGACCGCAGAGAACCGCGCAAGTATCGCGGAGATCTGGGCGAACTCATCGCTCAAGGATGTGCCGGATGAGATGGCCTACAAGACATTCCACGAGGTGATTTCGGAGTGCAGCTGGCAGAGCCAGCTTCTCCCGGCGTGGAAAAAGGCCGTCGAAAAGGCCCAGGGTGAGCAGATGCTGGCGAAGCACTGCCTTGCTGCCCGCACCCGGATGCTCAAGTCCAAGGCAGAAAGAAAGCTTCTCGGGCAGGAAAACCAGAACGGAGGACGAAAATGCCTAGATACAAAGTCATTGTAGAGTGCAGCGGCCCGCACGGGAACGCGGCGCTTACATACCGCATCAATACCGCAAGCCGGTTTGCGGCAGAGTTCCGGGCCTGCCAGCTGGCGGGCGACCATTACCCCGAGTATCGGGACATCAAACCGGTGAGAACGGAGGTGCTGAAAAATGGCTAAAATCATAGACCATCTTTCGCAGGGCGAAATTCTCGCCCAGATGGCAGAAGAGCTGGCAGAGGCCGCACAGGCGGCGCTCAAGCTGCGCCGGGCGCTGGATGACTCAAACCCGACTCCCAAGACTATCCCCGAATGCTGGGAGTCGCTGGAAGAAGAAATCGGCGATGTCATGAACTGCATTGACGCACTTTTGCTGGAAGACAATCTGAACTACCACTCATTTATGAGCAAGTGCGGCGAAAAGGCAGAGCCCAAAATGAGCCGTTGGAAGCAACGGTTGGAAGCGAGGTACGCGAAAAATGACGATGACTCCGTGTAAAGACTGCCCTGCACGGCACCCGGTATGCCACGACACATGCCCCAAGTACGCCGAGTTCAAGCGCCAGCGCGGCGCAGAAGCCGCTTACACCCGAGAGATGCTGGACACAGGCAAGGTCTACCACTACGACCACGAAGACCGCCACCGGGAACGTGGACGCAAGAAGTACATGGGAGCGAACGGAGGAGCGGACAGATGAAAGTGCTTATTGCCTGCGAGGAATCGCAGGAAGTTTGCAAAGCGTTTCGGGCAAAAGGCCACGAAGCCTACTCCTGCGATATTCAGGAGCCGTCCGGCGGACATCCTGAGTGGCACATTCTCGGGGATGCGCTCAAGGCCATTGAGGGTGGGCAAATCGTAACGATGGACGGCGTGGCGCATGAAGTCGGAAAGTGGGATTTGCTCATTGCACACCCGCCCTGCACTTATCTAAGCAACGCCGGAGCAAGGCATCTTTGGAAAGGGCATGAGCTTCAGGCAGACCGTGTGATGCTTGGCATTCAAGGCCGAGACCTGTTCATGCGTTTCTGGTGGACAGATGTTCCACGGATTTGCATAGAGAACCCAGTGCCAAGCCGGGTATTCTGCCTGCCGAAGTATGCGCAGAGCGTTCAGCCGTATCAGTTTGGTCACCCATACACCAAAAAAAACCTGTCTTTGACTCAAGGGTCTGCCGCCGTTGACCCCAATTAACATTGTAGAGCCTGTTGCTACATGGTGTCCGTCCGGCTCGTATAGTCATAAACACGATGCAAAAAATAAGGGAATGTTTACGACTGATCGGGCGAAGAACAGAGCCAAAACATTTCCGGGAATCGCAAAGGCAATGGCTGAACAGTGGGGGTAAGCAGATGAAACCGAAAACGAAATCCGAGCTGATGGCCGAATGGGCCAGCCAGCCCGACCAGCTCAAAAGAGAGCGGGAGGTAAAGGCCATCCGCAAGGCGATGGACGATGCCCGCGCCGTGATGCAAGACGGTCTGACCCGGTACGTCAAGAAAAAGACCAAAGCCCGTAGCATGGCAAAGGCTGAAGCTGACCCCTTTGCTGAACTGGAAGGCTGGGAAAGCATGGAGCAGATCCAGGATGCCTACGGCTACGGCGAGATCACCGCCGACAGGCGGGACAAACTCACCGACCTGTGGGAAGCCCGGGAAGCTGCCAGGAGCAGCCGCAAGGGCGCGGACAAGTACCACGACCTTGTGACGGAGATGTTGGAAACCGCCATCCGCCGGGTGGGCAATGAGTACGCAGATATGCTATTTGAGTATGACCAGCAGCGCAGGGAAGCTGAAAAGCAGTGCGAGCAGCTGGCAATGGAAGGGATGATGAAAAAATGAAAGCTGTTCTGATAAGCATCAAACCCAACTGGTGCAAGTGGATTTTGAGCGGAAAGAAAACCCTTGAGGTACGAAGAACCCGCCCAAAACTTGACACACCGTTCAAGGTATACATCTACTGCACCCGTTCATATGACTGGCGCATGAAATTGCCCAAAATCGGGATGGAGAAGATGAACGGCAAGGTGATTGGCGAGTTTGTCTGTGATTCCATTGAAGAGGTCGATATTTCATATCCGGCATATCAGGACAGACTGGGTGAACGTTTTACAAAAGATTCATGTGTGCCATATTTCCAACTGCACCGTTACGCATCCAAAAACAGACTTCATGACAATCTGTTTTTCTGGCACATTTCAGAACTTAAATTTTACGATAAGCCTGTGAAGCTTAAAGATTTTTGGGCGATACAACCCTGTACGCATCGCGGAGACTGCTGCACCTGCCGCAGATGGGATGCAAAAAAGCTGATTTGCCGTGGAGAAGCGTTCGGGATCGAACGTCCGCCGCAAAGCTGGTACTATGTGGAGGATGGCAGATGAAACTGACCCTCTACGGCGACCCCCGCACCAAGAAAAATTCCGCACGCATTCTCCGCACACGCTCCGGGACCCCATTCGTGGCCCCCAGCAAGGTTTATGTGGATTATGAGACGGACTGCCTGCGGCAAATCAAAAAGCCGCACAGCCCCATCTCTGCCCGCGTGAACGTGAGGTGCGTGTACTACATGAAGACCGCCCGCCGGGTCGATCTGGCAAACCTCATCGAGGCGACCACGGACATCCTGGTAAAAGCCCGCGTTCTGGAGGACGACAACAGTAAGATCGTCGCCGCCCACGATGGCAGCCGGGTGGAGCTTGATCGGAAGACCCCCCGGGTGGAGATCTGGATTGAAGAAATGGAGGAATAAAGCCGCATGAATCAAGTTTTTCTAGTTATAGGTTCAGCATTTTGCTACGTTGGTGGTTTCTGCATCATGATCTTTATTTTGGGCGTGATGACTGAGCTGTGCATCGAAATCTGGGACGGAAAGTTTAAGCAAATCTGTCTCAGATTTCAAATAAATCCGGCCGATGTTGCCTATTTGGCTGAAAACAGAAAAGACATTGAAGCGTGTCTTGATAAGCAGCGCGTTCAATGGCCAAAAACAGATACTGCGCCTTCTGGATGGTGGTACTGTCCAAAATGCGATGCGCTGAATCAATACGTCAAAGACGACGAGTCGGTTGCATACTGCCGTTGCTGCGGGCAAGCTGTCGATATGGATTACTACAGGAGGCATGCCAATGATTCGCAGATGGACACCTGACACTGACGCGCCGAAGCCGGACAACGGCGTGGACTACCGCACCGTCAAGGCGTGGTTTCAGCAGTGCCGCGACCTTGCGGCAGCTATCGAAGTCCAAAAGCAAAAAATACAGCGCATCCGGGACGTGGCAGAAAAATGCACCCAGAGCCTGAGCGGGATGCCTGCGGGTGGTGGCAATGGGGACAAGGTGGGCTTCGCCGTAGAGCAGCTGGACACCGAACGCCGACAGCTTCAGAGGATGGAGACGGACCTGTGCAATTTGCGTGTTGAGGCCACCCGGCGGGCATACTGCCTGATGGCCGAGCCGGAATGCGCCGAAGCGATTTGCGAGCACTATGTCATAGGAAAATCTCACAAGGAAATCGCAAAAGAAGTCGGCGTGTGCGGGGCAGATGTGGTCTACCGGCGAATCAAACGCGGATGCATGGCTCTGGCCGAGATATGGGACGAGTTTTCTGACGTGCAAAGTGTACAACATGCACAAGAAAACACAGCATGATTTTGGCAGGGGTCAGCTCTTTTCAAGTCTGTAGGCTTAGATGTAAAATTCTAATAAGCGGTTCAGCGCTAAGCGGTAGCCGCTTGCCACGCAGCCTCCGAAACGGTTCCTTCCTTGTGACAGGTTTTCATGCTTTCCTGTTCTCCTTCACCGTTTTGCGGGCTGCTTCTATGCGAGGTTTGGGAAGCCACATAACGGGGCTGGCAGTTTTGTGAAACGGTTCGACTCCGTAACCTCGCACCGTATGGCGCATGGACTCATCCCCCACAAAGCTGCACGCTTAACCTCCCGTGCCACGAGAGAGCTTTGAATCCCCGAGGGTGTAAGTAGACTTCCCGACGGGATGTGCGTCAAACAACAGCCCTGGCGGAGAACCAGGGCTGTTTTATATGGCCGCCTGAGCGCAGTACGGAGCGCGTGTCAGCTGAGATATTGCTGGCTGGTTCGAGTCCAAGGGCGGTGTTTTATACTCCGGTAGCTCAAGTGGTAGAGCGGCGGTCTCCAAAACCGCATGTTGCAGGTTCGAGTCCTGCCGGGAGTGCTTGCATGATCTGACGAGAGCGGGGAGTGCAATAGCGGGGCATCCAGCCGCGAAAGTTCTGGGTGCAGCAGCACCCACCGTTTACGCCTGTCCGTCAAACTGAATGCACGGGTGCTGCTTATATGCCGTCATAGCTCAACTGGCAGAGCGCCTCCCATTTAAGGCGGGACAACGTTGGTGACACCACGGGAACATCACTGCACAGCCAACCACTGCGCACATCCATTCCGTGGGTGCTGGTTCGAATCCAGCTGGCGGCACATTCGATATTCTGACCGTTCGGATTTTCCGGGCGGTTTTTCTTTTGTCTGAGTTTAGAGAGGTGGTGGCGGTGAGTGCGAAGCGGCTGACAGACAGGCAAAAAAAGAAGATCGTTGCGGACTATGTGCAGCTGCAGAGCTACGCCAGAGCTGCCAAGTTGAACGACGTGGCAGAAAGCACCGTTCGGAAAATCGTGAAAGATAATCCCAAGTGTGCGGATTTGTGCGCCTTAAAAAAAGAGCAGAACACGCAGGACATGCTTTCCTACTTAGGCAGCAAGCGCGGGGAAGCACAGGATCTTCTCGGGCTGTACCTTCAGGCGATGGCAGACCCGGACAAGATCGCGGAAGCAACGCTGCCGCAGCTGTCCACGGCGTTTGGCACCATCGTGGACAAGTTTGCTATGCTGGGAGACCAGAGCGGCATAGAAGCCCAGGACGATGGCCTGCTGGAAGCCCTGAGCGCTGCCGCAGACATCAGCCCGCCGGATGACGTGGAGATGCTGCCGGAGGAAGAGGACGACCATGCGGAAAAGTAACGGTTTCCGCTGGAAAGCCCTCAGCCAGCGGCAAAAGCAGGTCTTGAGCTGGTGGACACCGCAGAGCGCATACAGCGGGTACAACGGCATCATTGCAGATGGCGCCATCCGTTCGGGCAAGACCTTTGCCATGAGCTTTTCTTTTGTCCAGTGGGCCATGACCTGCTACAGCGGGCAGCAGTTTGCCATGTGCGGCAAAACTATTGCCAGCTTCCGGCGCAACGTGCTTGGTACGCTCAAGCAGCAGCTTGCGGCCCGTGGCTACAACGTCAAGGAGCATCGGGCAGAAAACTGCATGACCGTCAGCAAGGGCGGCAGAATCAACGAGTTTTACTTTTTCGGCGGCAAGGACGAGAGCAGCCAAGACCTGATCCAGGGCATCACGCTGGCCGGGGCATTCTTTGACGAGGTGGCCCTGATGCCGCAGAGCTTTGTCAACCAGGCCACGGCCCGTTGCTCTGTCACCGGGTCGAAGTTCTGGTTCAACTGCAACCCGGGCAGCCCACAGCACTGGTTCTATCTGGAGTGGGTGCGGAAATGCCGCTCCCGCAAGATGATGTATCTCCACTTTACGATGGACGACAATCTGTCACTTTCCGAGGACATCAAGGCCAGATACCGCAGCCAGTACAGCGGCGTTTTCTATCAGCGCTACATTCTGGGCCTGTGGACGGTGGCCGAGGGCCTTGTATATGACATGTTCGACCGCAAGAAGCACGTCGTTGATGAGCTGCCGGCGCTGTCTCCAAAGAGCGCCTATGTGGCGTGCGACTTTGGCACCCAGAACGCAACGGTTTTTTTGCTGTTCCAGAAGCAGGCAGATGCAGACTGCTGGATCGTCACCCGGGAGTACTACTACAGTGGCCGCGAACAGAAGCGGCAAAAGACCGTGGGAGAGTATGTTGCAGACCTCAAGGCGTGGCTGAATGGCCTCAAGCCAGAGAGGATCATCGTTGACCCCTCTGCCCTGCCCCTGATTACGGAACTGCGCAAGAACGGCTTTACCCAGACTCCCGCAAACAACGACGTTCTGAGCGGCATTCTGGATGTGCAGACCATGCTGCAGGCCGGGCGGCTGAAGATTTACAAAGACTGCAAGCACACGCTGGAAGAGTTCGGCGTGTACGCTTGGGACCCGGACAAAGACGACACCGTGCTGAAGGTAAATGACCACTGCATGGACGCTATCCGCTATTTCGTGCGCACAAAGCGCCTTGTGAAACTGAGGGATTGATTTTGAGCACTGTATACACATTCCAGACCTTCCAGCAGGCGCAAGCCGCCGGGGAACAGTCTGATTTCATCCGGCGGTTCGTGCAGCAGCACTGCAGTTCCGGACCTTACAGAATGGCGCTGGACGCTGATCTGTACGACGCCCAGAAAAACCCGGGGGCTGAACGCTTCGCGCAGGCTTACGCTTTGATGCTGAAACGCCTGTCCAAAAACACAAAGCAGGATGTCCTGCACCCCGATATGGTCAAGAGTAATCTTTTCCGGCGGCTCAACAAGCAGCGGGCGACCTACTCCCTCGGCAACGGCGTGGTCTTTGCGGACGATGGCGTGGACAAGGGCAAGCTTGGGCAGAACTTTGACGAGCAGATCCAGAAAGCCGGATATTTCGCCCTGATCCACGGTGAGAGCTTCGGATTCTGGAACAACGACCATCTGGTGATTTTCAAGCTGACCGAGTTCGCGCCCCTGTACGATGAAAAAACAGGCCTTTTGCAGGCGGGTGTGCGTTTCTGGCGGCTGAATCCTGACACGGATATGCACTATATCCTGTACGAGCTGGACGGCTTTACCGAGTATACGGAAAGCAAAATCGGCAATGTGATGCAGGAGACAACGCCGAAGCAGGCATACAAGAGCGTGACCGTCACCACACCCGGCGGCGGGCTGGAAAGCGTGGAGGGCGAAAACTACAGCGCTCTTCCCATTGTGCCGCTGTGGGGCTCCGACCTGCACCAGAGCACGCTTGTGGGCCTGAAAGCCTACATTGACAACACCGATCTGGTGATGTCCGGCTTCTGCAATGACCTGCAGGACTTTTCGCAGATCTACTGGCTGTGCGAGAACTTCAACGGCATGACCGATGACGAGCTGCAGGAGTTCCTCGTCAAGCTGAATCTGTACCACATTGCAGGCGCAGACACCAGCGAGGGCGGCAAGATCACCCCCTACACCACCGAGATCCCTGTGACGGCCCGGCAGGCGCTGCTGGAACTGCTCCACACCCGGGTGTATGAGGACTTCGGCGGTCTGGATGTGCATTGTGTCAGCGCGGACAGCACCAACGACCATCTGGATGCAGCCTATGAGCCGCTGAACCAAAACGCGGACGACTTCGAGGCGCAGGTCAAGCCGTTCATCCGGCAGATCTGCGCACTGGCTGGCTTTGACAACGCTATGCCGGCATTCAACCGCAGCAAGATCACCAACACGGCTGAACAGGTCGCAACGGTGATTTCTGAGGCGCCGATCATCGGTCAGGACGTGGCCATCGACCTGCTGCCCAACCTAACTCCGGAACAAAAGGAGCAGGCCAAGGCGGCGCTGATGGCCGAGAGCGCAACACGGGAGACCGTGGACGAGGAGGACGAAGACGATGGCAGCAGGTGAGACTTACGAAGAGTTCGTGGAGAAGTTCAAGCCGAAAAAGACTACTGACGACTGCTATACACCGCCTAGCGTGTACGCTGTTATCCGGGACTGGGCCTGCAAGGAGTACGGCATCGACCCGGTCAAAATTGTGCGCCCGTTTTACCCCGGCGGCGATTATGAGAATTTCGACTACCCGGAGGGTGCTGTTGTTCTGGACAACCCACCGTTTTCAATCCTGTCCCGAATCTGCGGGTTCTATCTCGACCGTGGCATTCCATTCTTCCTGTTCGCTCCATCTTTGGTAGCGTTTTCTGGAAGGGCAAATACTATGCGGATGAACCATATCGTTTGCGACTGTAATATCGAGTATGAAAACGGTGTAATCGTCAAAACAAGTTTTGTGACCAGCTACGGAGGGGACATCATAGCGCAGACCGAACCTCGCCTGACGAAGCTGGTAAATGATGAGGTGGAGCGCCTGCAACGCGCCAAAACGGTACAGCTGCCAAAGTATACATACCCGGATCATATTGTAACGGCTGCATTGCTTCAACGATACAGTCATTACGGTGTGGGTTTCAAAATTCACAAAAAGGACTGCGCTCCGATTTATGCGCTGGATGCACAACGACCCACAGGAAAAACGATTTTTGGCGGAGGCCTACTGCTGTCTGATTGTGCTGCGGCTGAGAGGGCTGCGGCTGAGAGGGCTGCAGCTGAGAGGGCTGCAGCCACAAAATGGGAGCTGTCCGCCCGGGAACGTGCCATTGTGGAGTATTTGAACAGCCATGAAACAAACAGACCGTGACCGCATCTCTACCCGCCAACTGAACCGCCTTCGCCGCCGCATTTTGCGGGTGTACGGCAATGCCCGCCGGGAGATGCAGGAGCAGCTGACTGAGTTTTTGGCCAAGTACAAAGCACTGGACGAGCGCAAACGGGCGCAGCTGGATGTGGGAGAGATCACCGAAGAGGATTACCGCATCTGGCTGCAAAATCAGGTCTTTCAGTCCGATTTGATGCACGCCAAGCTGGACGGCATCACGCAGACCTGCACCACAGCCCAACAGACGGCCTACAAGCTGGCCCGGGACGAGCAATACAACATCTTTTCCTTTGGCGCAAACTGGGCTTTCTACGAGCTGGAACAGGCCGCAGGCGTGACGTTCGGGCTGACCCTGTACAACACCGAGGCGGTCAAGCTCCTGCTGAAGGAGAACCCCAAGCTGGTGCCAAACAAGCGCATCAAGAGCGAAAGCAACCGCACCTATGATGCCCGGGTATTCAATCGCTATGTCATGCAGGGCATCGTGCAGGGCAAAAGCGTCCACGACATCGCCGTGCAGGCCGTAAACGGCATGGCAGACACAGAGATCCACTGGGCTATGAACAACGCCATCACGGCGCTCACAGGCGCCCAGAACGCCGGGGCTTTGCAGCAGATGCGAAACGCCCAGGCTTTGGGCATCGAGGTCAAAAAGCGGTGGAACTCCACCCACGACTACCGCACCCGCGAGATGCACCGCCTGCTTGACCAGCAGACAGCAGAGCTTGACGAGCCGTTCAAGGTCATGGGATACGAGATACAGCGCCCCGGCGACCCCAACGCAGCGCCGGAGATGGTTTACCACTGCCGCTGTGTGCTGTCCTCTGCGCTGGGCAAGTACCCCCGGCAGAACGCCATGCAGCGAGACAATGTGACCAAAGAGACCACCCCCGTCATGGATTACACCGAGTGGTATAAATCCAAAGGCGGCACCGAAGCTGAACAGATGTGGTGGGCAAAAGAGCGAAAGAGAAAGAAGGGATGAGACATGATTCTGCCGATGGAAAACACCGAGAAAATGATTTTTCCGGGCGAAGGAAAGTTCCATATCCCTATCATCAAGCCGGAAACGGATATCCGCATTGACAAGCTGGAATGGATACCTTTCAACTACGCACTGTCTGCCAAAGATAGGGGGAACAAAGGCGTCCATTTTTATTGTGATGATTACCAGTTTGAGCGTGTATGGCGCAATCCTGACAGGTATGTGCCACTTTTGCAGCAGTTTGGAGCGGTGCTTTCACCTGATTTTTCCATGTTCCGAGACCACCCGGAAGCGGTGCAGATTTGGAGCGCCTATAAACGGCACTGGTTGGCAGCGTACTGGCAAATGCACTGCATCAAAGTCATTCCCACCATCGAATGGGTATGGCCGGAAAGCTACGATTGGTGCTTTGACGGAGAGCCGCGAAACTCCATCATCTCCATTTCGTCCGTTGGGCTGATGAATGAGCACTTGGCTACAACCCTTTTTACGATGGGATGCAAGGAAGCCATGCGGCGCTTAAATCCTACGCAAGTTCTCTGGTATGGCAAACCATTACCGGGGATGGACTTTAACGCAACAATAATCAAGCCGCAGTATGCGGAAGTGAGAGAGAGGTGTCACGATGAGCGGCGGTGGTAGAGCATCCGGCAGAGCCGGGAGCAGTTCCGCAAGAGCGGGCGGCGGCAACTTTAGCGCGGAACAAATGAATCTTTCTGGTTCAGAGAAACAAGTTGCATGGGCAAAAGACATTGTGAAAGAAGCGTTTGAAAATCTTGACATTCAGATAAAACAGCGAGAAAAAGCGCTGGATGACGACATTGCTGATATTGCAAAACGACATGGTCTAACAAAAGCGGCAGTCAGAAAAGCAAACTTTTCAAATCCCAATAGTGCTCCATCGCAAGACAAATTGTGGATTGATACAGCAAAAGAATACAAAACAAAAAACATGGAAAATTTCAAAAATTTACCATCCAACTTTCCGGCAAGCAATATCATTGATGCACGTCAAGGGATGACAACGGAGGCAATGATCAATGCCGTCAATATATTGGTAAGGCAAAAGAAAAACAAACGATAAACTATGAAACTCAACTACGACATCAAATTCACCGACAACACCCCGCAGCTGCATGAGGCTCTGGATTCATGGGCGGAGCGAGTGCTGACCATCTGGGGCATGAAGGTGCAGGACTACGCCCAGCTGCTTGTGCCTACAGGCACGGCAGACAGCACGGGCATAGAGGGCTATGTGGGCGGTGCGCTCAAGCAAAGCCTGACCTACGCCGTAGACCTTGCCAAAAAGACCGTGACCATCGGGTCGAACCTGTTTTACAGCGTCTATGTGGAGCTGGGAACGGGTATCTTTGCTGAGAAGGGCAACGGACGAAAAACGCCGTGGGTCTGGAAGGACTTTAACGGCAAGTGGCACTTTACCCGGGGCATGAAAGCCCGCCCGTTCCTCCGCCCGGCGGTAGAAAAACATATTGACGAGCTGCGGCAGATCGCCGTGGAGGAAGCAGAGAAGGGAGAATGACCGTGGAACAGCAGGATTGCAGCAACTGCCGTTGGCATGATGGCTTTTCGTGGGTGTGCTTCAATGGTTGTTCTGAGCGGGCGGCTGATTTTACAGACCTGGAGGACGCCTGCCCGGCGTGGGAAGCGGAAATTTCTCCTGAAGCTTAATACTCAGCGGTTGGCGCAAAGCGTCAGCCGCTTTTTTATGCCGCTTTAGCTCAGGCTGGCAGAGCACCGGATTTGTAATCCGGGGGCCGTGGGTTCGAGCCCCACAGGCGGCACCACACCGGCAGCACGTCCGGCAAATTAAACCTTATTGCCAAGCATGGCAGCCCGAGCATGGGCAGAAAGGACTAACACATGGCACTCAAAAGAGCTGACATCCGCACGATTCTGGAGAACCCCGAAACCTCCAACGATGACAAGGCCAAGGCCATTCTGGACGCCCTGCACAAGGAGACGGACGAACTCAAGGACCAGCTGGATGCAGAAAAAGCAGCCCGCACACAGGCCGAGAAAGACCGTGATGCAGCCAACGGCGGCAAGCAGGCCGCAGAAAAGGCGCTGACCGAGTACAAGGCCCAGCAAACCCAGAAGGATACCCGGGCCACGAAAGCAGCGGCCTACAAGCAGCTGCTGAAGGACAATGGCGTGCTGGAAAAGCACTTTGACCGCGTTGTAAAAATGACCGGCGCGGACATTGATGCTTTGGAGCTGGACGAGAACGGCAAGGTCAAGGACGCAAAGAAGTTCATGGACAGCCAGAAAGACGTATGGGGCGACTTTGTGGCTACGACCACGACCACCGGCGCAAAGGTGGACAACCCGCCCACCAACACCGGCTCCAAAATGACCAAAGACCAAATTTTTGCAATCAAGGATTCTACCGAACGGCAGGCCGCGATTGCAGCAAATATCGACCTGTTCAATGGGACAGGCGATGGAAAGGACTAACTTATGCCTGCAAAAACTAATACTGTGATGGCCGCTGACATTCAGACCACTGCACGCGAGATCGACTTCGTGACCCGCTTCGGCCGCAACTGGGAACATCTGCGCGACATTATGGGCGTATCCCGCAAGATTGAGATGCTTCCCAACACGGTGCTGAAGAGCAAGTATGCACAGGGTACCCTGCAGGACGGAAAAGTTGGCGAGGGCGAGGAGATCCCCTACAGCAAGTATACCGTCAAGACCAAGGACTATGAGAAAATCACCCTCGAAAAGTGGGCCAAGGGTACGACCGCAGAAGCCATCCTTGAGGATGGTTACGAGAACGCTGTTCAGATGACCGATGAGGAGATGCTGAACGACCTGACCGCCGATGTGGCCGGACGTTTCTACAAGTACCTCAATACCGGCACACTGAAGGGCACTTCCAAGACCTTTCAGGAAGCAATGGCAATGGCAAAAGGCCGCGTCCTGAACAAGTTCAAGACCATGCACCGTACTGCTACCGACGTTGTGGCGTTCGTGAATGTTTTGGACGTGTACGAGTACCTGGGAACCAGTGCTGTCATCAACGAGCAGAGTGAGTTCGGTTTCAATTACATCAAAAACTTCATGGGGTATAAGACCGTTTTCCTGCTGGCAGAAACCGAGATTGCACGCGGTAAGGTGATCGCAACTCCTGCGGACAATATCGTTCTGTATTACGTCAATCCTACCAACTCCGACTGGGCTCGTGCTGGCTTCCGCCTTACCACGGACAGCAACACCGGCATCGTGGGCGTGAACACCCGCCCCGACTATGGCACCTTTGTCACTGTCATCACTGCGGTCATGGGCATGACCCTGTTTGCCGAATACATCGACGGCATCGCGGTCGAGACCATTACCCCGGGCGAATCGGTCTGATCTGCAAGGGGGTGACTTTGTATGACCGTCCCTGAGCTGTGCGTTTACACGCACAATTTTTTTGACCGGGCGGACGACCCCATTGCCGGGGAGTTCGCCTTTGAGCCGGATACCGTGCCCACCGGGGTAGTGCCGGGGCAGTATTTCCTCGTGTGCGGCTCCATCTTCAACGATGGCGTACACAAAGCCGGGGACGGTGATTTGGTGGCAGAGACCTTTAACGGCACGGTGCAGCCCATGCGCGTGCCGCCTGCTTTTGTGGCGCTGGCTGAAAAAATCGACGCATACGACAAGGCGCTTCCGGCCGGCGGCGTGTATGTGTCCCAGTCCTTTGCCGGGTGGTCTGGCACGATGGCCACAGGCGCGGACGGCCTGCCTACAGACGGCAAGACCCGCTATAAATCCGAGATCAACCAGTGGAGGAAGATGTGACATGGTCAATTCGTTCACTGCGTCCACCGTGATGCAGAGCTTTACCAAAAAATTCTGCTTCCAGACCCGCAGCTATGAGCCGGATGGTGTTGGCGGCTTTGTGTCCGGCTGGACGGACGGCCCGGAATTTGAGGCCGTGGAGCGCCACGACACCACCGTGGAAGCTCAGGTGGCGGAGCAGGCGGCTACAGCGTCAACCTATACGCTGCTGGTCAACACCGGTGTGCCGCTGGCTTTCCCGGACTACGTCAAACGGGTGAGCGACGGGCAGACATTTCAGGTGACGAGTGCAGCCGATGAGGGCAACGCCCCGGCAGAATCCGGCATGGGTCTGCGGGCCGTGAAGTGCAAAAAGGCGGTGCTGCCGTAATGGGTCCCTCTGAGAGCATTAACCGGGCGCTGAACACGTTTTTCAACGGGTTTGGCATCCCCGGCTATCTAGAAGATAACATCCCACCCAGCGCAACACTGCCGTATCTGACCTATCATCCGACAATTCCCGGCGGCTGGAATGAGTCCGGCACCTTCCACGCCCGGCTTTGGTACCCGAGTGCCAAAGGCCGGACGCCTATTTTACAGACCGAAGACAAAATAAGCGCAGCCCTTGCAGATAGTTTGACCATCGAATGCGAGGGCGGCGCTATTCTTTTGCGCACAGGCTCACCGTGGGCGCAGCCGCTCGACAACCCGCCCGAGGGCTATCTGTGCGAATACCTCAACTTTGAGCTTACACGGCTTATCCCGTGAGAAAGGATCCTTTATGCCTGAAACTCTGGCAAAAAAATTCGCGGTCAATGTGCTGACCCCGGATGCGTTCAAGAGCATCCCGAAAGGTTCCGGCAATCTGCTTTCCACATTCGACCTTTCCGCCCCCAAAATCGACAGCACCAATGTCGTATGCGCCACGCAGGGCGGCGTGACCATCTCCTACAGCAACAGCATGGAGGATACGCTGGCCGACATCGACAACGCACCCACCAACACCAAGCAGGGCAATGAAATCACCGGAACCACCGCCACCATCGCCTTTACCACTCCCAACGCAAGCCCCGACGTGCTCAAGCTGGCCATCGGCACGGCTGACATCGACGCGGACGACCCCACCCATGTGGTCCCCCGCATCGAGGCTGCCCTGAAGGACTACAGGGAACTGTACTGGGTTGGCCCTATGATCGGCGGCGGCTTTCTGGTTTGCAAAATTTTCAACGCCCTTTCTTCCGGCGGCCTGAGCCTCAAGACGGCGCACCGTGGCGGCGGCTCCATGCAGATCACCCTCACCGGCTACGCTGACCTGGAAAACCCCACTCAAGCCCCCATGGAATTTTACTCGATCGTCAAGGCCCCGACCGGGGACTAAGGAGGACATATGCGCAATATCATCGATCTCGACGGCACCGAATATCTCAAGCGCACCTATGAGTGCGCGCAGGCTTATAAAAAGTACGTGGCAGACTCCGGCGTGATGGACATTCTGGGCCGCGAGCCGGAACTGACCGGCACGGAGACGGACGCAGAGCGGCTGGAAAAGCGCCGGGCGCAGGCTAACAAAAACGCCGTGGACATGACCAAGCTGCTTTACACGGACAAGGCAGACCTCACCCTCGGCATCCTGCCCCTGTTCGTGGTGCTGGACAAGGACGAGGAGCAGCCGCCTACCCGGGTGCTGGCCTCTGCCATGAGCCGGGCGCTCCGGGATGTGGATTTCATGGATTTTTTTCAGTCCTTGATGTGATCGGCGCGGACGGCTACCGGCGGCTGGTATCCACCATCCGGCTGGATATGCTCCGGCTGCTGGGCAAGCCGTACATCATGGAGCATATCCGCGCCGAGGTGCGCAGGCATCAGGAGGCACAGCTTTTCCGGGACTATGTGGCCGACGCCATCGGGCAGTATCTCGGCATCCAGCCCCTTTACTCCGGGCTTGCCTCCAGGCATTTCCCTTTGCTGCACACAAAAGAAGACGCCCGCACGGCGGAGCAGATCACCGCCGAAAATGCAAAGGCTCTGGCAGAGCTGTGCGGAGGAGGTGAAACGTCCTGAACATATTTAATCTGGAAGCGACTCTGTCGCTGGATGATTCCGCTTACCGGCAGAGCATCCAAAACGTGCAGAACAGCACCAAAAGGGCTGTCACGGAACTTGGCTCCGAGTACAGCAAAGCAGCGCAGAAAGTCGCCGAGCTGACAAAGCGATACAACGAATCGGCTGAAAAGACCGGGCGCACCTCTGCGCAGACCAAGGAGCTGAAAGCTGCTCTGGCCTCTGCCCGAGCCGAACTGAAAGAGACTACCTCGGCCCTGAAATCAGCCAACATCGGCATGACGGAGTTTGGCGGTTCATCCGAGACCGCCAGCGGATCTCTCACCGGAGCCATCACCAAAGCCAACCTGCTTACCGGCGTCATCTCCAACGTAAGCTCCATGGCCCTGTCTGCGGCCAAGGATTTTATCCAGACCGGTATCCAGTATAACGCCCAGCTGGAAAGCTACACCACCGGGTTTACCAACATGCTGGGCAGTGCTGAGGCGGCCAAAGCAGCCATGGACGCCATCCAGGAGGACGCCGCCCGCACCCCCTTTGACGTGGCGAGCCTGACACAGGCCAATCAGCTGCTCATCAGCGCCGGTGAAAATGCAGGCTACTCCCGCAAGGTCATCATGGCGCTGGGCGACGCTGTTTCGGCTACAGGCGGCGGTAATGCAGAGCTGTCCCGCATGTCGGCAAACTTGCAGCAGATCGCCAACGTGGGCAAGGCGTCCGCCATCGACATCAAGCAGTTTGCCTATGCGGGCATCAACGTCTATCAGGTCCTGGCCGACTACACCGGAAAATCGGTGCAGGAAGTCCAGAAGATGACCATCAGCTACGATACTTTGTCTCAGGCCCTTATCGCGGCCAGCGAAGAGGGCGGACGATATTACAACGCCATGGACACCCAAAGCCAGACCATGAATGGCCGGGTATCCACGTTGAAAGATAACGTGAGCCAGCTGGCGGGTCTTATGACGCAAGACCTTTCTGGTGCCGTTGGGAAAGTCATTGAAAAACTCAACGATATGACCGTCGCGGCACAGGATGCCTACAAAAAAGACGGATGGACCGGACTGATTGGAGAAGTTACGGGCTTGGCTGATACTGCCGACCGAGCAAAATCCGCATTTGCTGGATTGAAAGCGGTTATTGACGCGCTGAAAAGTGGAGACATCTCCCTAACAAAAGGAGACTGGGACGCCGTATATTGGGAGGGTTTCAATAACAAATATCAAAACCAGAAAGCAGGCCAGAAAGACACCAATTACTGGAAACAGTACGGCGAACGGATGGCAAAGCAGTATGGGCTTGATAAAAATGAAAGCTCCATTACAACCAGCCCGTCCGGCTCCTCCGGCGGCAGCGGCGGGAGCTCTTCCAGTGGAAAGTCTGGCTCAAGGTCCACCACCGAAACGGTCATTTCGTCCATCTCCAGAACGGCTACGACCACCGCTCAGAATGCCCTTGGCACCGTGACCACCAGCATCCAGACTCTGAGCGAAAAGGTCAAGGACAGCGCGGGCAGCATCAAAGACCGCATCACCGAGACCACCACCGAGACCGGCAAGGAGATGGTCAACGGCATCGAGACAACCTATAAACAGGTGGAGACCAAGGTCAACGGCGTGGTGACCAAAACCACAAAGACGTACGACGATATGTCGAAAACGCTGGCAGCCACCCTGACCCGCACCACCAGCAAGGTAGAGGGCGGCGTGACCACGGCGATCCAGGAGGTCACCAAAAAATACGCCGACGGCAGCGAGCACATCGAAAAGACCGAGACCATCACCGAAGAAAACATCGTCGATGGCGTGGCCCAGACCACCAAGACCATCAATACCTATATCGACGGTGTGCTCCAGAACACCAAGACCGACACCGAAGAGGCCGAAAAAAGCATCCAGGCTGCGCTTTCCCGCACCGAAAAGTATATCTCCGAGATCCAGGGGCAGTCTGACAAAGGCATTTTCGGGCTGGTAAAGTCTCTCTTTACTGACATCAAAAACAAAGACGGCAAGGCCATCGCCGGGGATGTGGTAAAGGTCATTTTCGGACAGGTGACGCAAGAGCAGCGAAACACCATTCTGAAATGGGCAGACGATGCAATGACCGCCATCAATGAGCACTACGCGCAGGGCGGCATTCAGGGGGCGCTGCAGAGCATTGCAGACCTCTTCAGCAACGGCATCACCCCGGCAGTCAACGGCTCCACCAAAGAGGTGCAGAGCTTTGCCGCCGCCATGAAGGGCCTTTCCGGCACCGGAGGCTCTGGCGGCATCGTCAGCAGCATCCTCAAGCTGTTCGGCGGCGGTACAAAGGCTGCGGCGGCTGCCGGTGAAGCCGGGGCCGGGCAAGCCATTGCGTCCGCAGCGGGCGGAGCGGCCTCCTTCTTCCCGGAGTGCCTTGCTGTGCTGGCCGTCATCGCAGAGGGCGTTGTGGGCTTCAAGATGGGCCAGAACGCCCGCGCCCGCGAGGATTCTGGCGAAGAGCGCTCTTTGGGAAGCAAGCTTCTCTCCGGCGCGCTTCTGGCGGCCACCGGCCCTATCGGCTGGATCAGCTATTTCTTCGGCAAAAAGTTTGGCAAAAAGTCCTCGTCTTCGCCTGCTGCGGCAGAAAGCGCCTCGTCTGGTGCCATGAGCTATCTGGACATTCAAGACGCCTACTGGTACGGCAACGAGCGGGCTTTTGCGGGCTACGACTACCGCAGCGACCCCTTTACCTACAACCCCAACAACAATTCCGTCCCCAAATATCAGGCAGAGATACAAGCCCAGCTTGCAAAGCTGAGCACCGTAGTGGAGCAGTATCTGCCCGACGTGGCAAATCAGCAGATCGTGTTGGATGACGGCACCATTGTGGGCGCTCTCGCCCCCGGCATGAACGACCAGCTGGGCCATATCCAGATGCTTGCAGAAAGGGGTAACTGAGATGTACGAGATTTTTGCGTATCCCTACGGTGACCCCGAAAACAAGCTGACCGTCTATCAGCCGGGCAACCGACAGGCTGTGGTGCTGTCGCCCAAGCTTACCCGCGAGGTGAGCAAGGGCGGCAGCCTTACTTTTACCATGCTGCGCACCCACCCCTGCTACGAATCCATGCAGAAGATGTCCACCGCTGTGGCGGTGCATCAGGACGGCAAGGAGATATGGCGGGGCCGGGTGCTCAGCCACGAAGCCGACTGGCTCAACCGCCGGGTCATCTACTGCGAGGGAGCTCTCAGCTATTTCAACGACAGCTGCATTACCCCCTTCAACTACGAGGGCAAGCTGAGAGATTTTTTAGAATACCTCATCAAAGCCCACAACTCCCAGATCTCCGGCGGCAATGGCTACGAGGAGCAGACCAGCTACGACAAGATGAAAAAGTTTGAGCTGGGAAGGGTGACTGCCGCCCTCGGCGACCTTGTGGTGAGCTACGGCGACCGCAACCAGTACGGCGTGGGCGAGGACTACGGCAGCACATGGGACATCATCAGCAAAATGGTGCTCAAGACCTACGGCGGCTACGCTTACTGCACCTATAACTCCACCACCGGCATGAACGTGCTCAACTACTGCGACCAGGCATACGAGGCTGACCGGCAGACCGCCCAGAACATCGAATATGGCGTGAATCTGCTGGATTTCACCGAAAAGACCGACACCAACGACCTTTTCACTCGTATCTGGCCGATGGGCAACAAGCACACTGTCGAAGAGACCAAGACCCAATGGAAGTACAAATTCCTCTGGTTTAAGTGGGGCTCGACTACTGTGACGACCGGCACCCACGAAGAGCGCTACGGCATCAACGGCACGAGCCAGAGCGCCGTGGACAAGTACCTCCCGAAGAAGGGCTACAGCTGGAATCGGGAGTACGGATGGATCCAGAACGACGAGGCCGTGAAAAAGTTTGGTGTGGTCTCCAAGATCAGGGAGTTTGACACGGACAGCAGCGACGCCACCTTTGCCGCCGCGGTGCAGGACCTGGAAAAAAACGACCTCATGACCATGAGCTATGAGGTCAAGGCCGTTGACCTTGTGGATGCGGGCTATGATACCGAGCGGCTGACCTTTGCCAGCTTTGCCCATATCATCAGCAAGCCCCACAGCATCGACGTGATCATGCTCTGCACCAAGCTGGTGGAGCCGCTCGACCACCCGGAGAAGAAGGAGTACACCTTTGGCATGACCCGGCGCACCCTCACCGACCGGGCCGTGGCAAATCTGGGCGTGACCAACGAGCTCTCAGAAAAGACGGCATCCACCAGCCGGTATGCAGGTACAACGCAGATAGACACCACGCAGGCGGGCAAAACTGCCAGCGATTTCATCGACTACGCCCCCGCCTCCGGTATGACCGTTGGACACGCCAGCATCACGGCCAACATCCACTTTGGGACGGACGGCCTGACATTCTCCGGCGTGAAAAACGGCAGCGAGCTGCAAAGCTGGTCGGGCTCCACCTTTGCGGCCCAGACCACGAGCACAGACCTCTCCGGCTATGCGGCGGTGCTGCTCACCTACGACGGAGACGCCGCAGCGTGGGCTGCCGCCGGGGGCAGTGGCCGGGCCTTTGCGGTGCTGCCGGTGAACGGCAAAACCTACTCCATCCTCTTCCCCGGCGCTTTGGCCCAGCGGCGGGACGTCACAGCGTCCAAAAGCGGCGTGACCTTTGGCAGCGGATACCGACAGACGGCGGCAGGCGCATGGGTGCAGGATGATACTGCCTGCCGCCCGGAGGCGCTGCAGGGCTTTATGTAAAGGAGCGTGATTTTTATGGGCAAGCTCATGGGGGCAAAAATCGGCTCTCTGCACACCTTGGACGACCTCGGCCTTTACCTGTTGGTTGGCAGCCCGCTCATCTCCGGCGCAGAGCCGGACAAAAAGCTTGTGCAAGTGCCGGGCGGCGATTTTCTGCTCGACCTCACCCGGGCTGTGGACGGCAAAGTACACTACCTCCAGCGCACCATCCGGCTCGACCTTAAATGTAAGGCTCCGCCGGATGAGCGCCGCAAGGTGCAGAGCATCCTCGAAAACGCCTTGCAGGGGCAGTGGCTGCGCTGCGTACTGGACGAAGACCCGGCCAACTTCTGGGTGGGTCTGTGGACAGTGTCGCCCCAGAGCAGAGACCGGCATACCGGCACATTTTCCATCACTGGCACCTGCAATCCCTACAAGTACAATGCAACCGCCTACGCGGGCGCAGATTGGCTGTGGGACGATTTTTATTTTGATGAGGACGTCATCTATGACGAGCCTACGGAGGTAAAGAGCCTGTGAACAAAACTTTTGAAGAAAACATCAACGACATCCGCAAGGCAAAGCGGGGCGTTGAGGTGCGGGAGGCGATGGCCGAGAGCCTTGAGTATGTGGAGGGCTTTGCCTCCACCGCTACCCAAAAGGCAGAGGAGGCCGCAGCCAGCGCCAAAACTGCCGCCGAGGCCAAGGAAGCCGCCGCTGCCTCTGCCCGGACCGCAGAACAGCAGGCGGGCATTTCCACGCAGCAGGCCGAGACTGCCACACAGCAGGCCGAGGCCGCCGAAAGCTCCAAAGCTGCCGCTGCGGAGTCTGCCAAGCGGGCGGAGCAGTTTGCCAAGGAGACCGAGGGCCGCGTCACCACCGACCCCACCCTGACAGTCAAGGGCGCGCCCGCAGACGCCAAGGCCACCGGCGACCGCATCAACGCTATCAAAATCGAGACTGACAAGACCCTCACCATCTCCGGCGCGGCGGCGGACGCTGCGGCTACCGGCGTGCGCATCAAACTGTTGGAGATGGTACATGGCACAGATATAAACGGTATCAGTTTCGTATCGGCATTTGATACGATGGATGGTATAGAGCTGACTGGTGTGTGGAACAAGGCAGCGAGCCGCATCGATTTTTAAGAGAAAGGAGGATTTGAATGCAAATCAAAGACTTAGCCATCGGGGACGGATATGTCTACCTGATGGAAGGCAGCACCAAAGTCAAGTTTTACGTGCTGGCCCACAACTACGAGAGCGGCCTGAACGGCAAGGGACGGACGCTGTTTTGCCGGGAGAGTCCGGCGACGAGCGGGGTCCATAATGTGTCTAAACTAGATACTTACCTTGTCAATAACAGCGGTGAGGACACCTGGTACAAAAACACCTATGTGAATAAGTTTTCCGAAGAAGTACGGAACTTGATCGGCATGACAAAATATGCCGGTCATTATGTTCGCTATTATGACCATTCCAGTACTGGCGGTGGTAACGGAATAGAACTTGACGGCGACACATACAAGTCAAGCTTTTTCCCTATTTCGGCAGCGGAAGTCGGGGCATCGGGCTACTCCGATGGCTCTGCGCTTTCCTCAGCCGCAATCAGCAGGATCGGCAGCATTCGAACCCGCTACGGAAGCGGCATCTGGACGAGAAGTCCATATATGCGCATTACATATACTGATGGGTCGCATTGGCCGGAAACCCATTACTATGCCAACAGCGTCTACATAGCTTCCGCAAGCGGCTCCAGTGTTACGACTGCCGAAGGCACTTACGGCAGTAGTTACGGCTACCTTCCATGTTTCACCCTGCCGGAGACGTTATACATCGACAAAGACGGCTTCGCCTCGGCAAACCAGCCGCCGGAAGTGACTTCCGATGCAGGCGAGAGCGGCGCGGCGCTGGGAGAGAAGAACGAGCCGTTTACTCTGTCCTACACCGTGACCGACGGCGACGGAGACCCCATGACCATCACCGAAAAGGTGAACGGCGTGGCGCTGGCCGTCCGCGAGAACATGGCCTCCGGCACCGAACTCACGGTACAGTGCCTGAGCGAGAAAGCCCTGTTCCAGCAGATCCTCAACGGAGAAAACACATTGGTGCTGGAAGCGGACGACGGCAAGACCTCGACAGAGTGGACGGCGACCTTTACTAAAAATGTGACAAGCGCCGTCCTCTCGCTGGCCCAGCCCCTGACGGCGGACGACACCATTACGGTGGCTGCGCTGACGCTGGAGGGCAGTTTCCCGGCAGATATGAGCCTCAGCGTGGAGATGACCAATAACGCACGGGACGATGCTCCCGTGTGGGAGAACTGCACCGACATCCAGCGCGGCGAGAGCCGGGCCTTTGCACACCACGCCTTTGCCAACAAGACCGCCGCCAAGGGAGCGGCCTTTAACTACAAGGTGACAATCACCCGGGGAGCTTCCGGCGTCGGCGGCAATATCACCATGATCGGAGGTGTTATCGGATGAGTCTGCACAAAACAGAAAAGAGCCTGAAAGAGCTCCACCGGAAGCTGGAAGAGGAGCAGAAGCTCAGGGAGCTGCCCGGCCTCGTGGCGGAGATCGAGGACGCCCTGTGTGAGCAGGATATGGCATCACAGGAGCGGCTGGCGGCTATCGAGGACTCGCTGTGCGAGCTGGATGCCGCCGTCAACAAATAAGGAGGACATCAAAATGGATAAAATCTGGGCGAACCGGCTCATCGCCGGTACCAAGACGTGGGCAGAGATGCCCGCACGCCGCCATGCCGGAGTCAAAGCGGAGCTGGCCAAGCGGGTGGCCGAGGACGAGATCACCGCAGCGCAGTACAAAGAGATCACGGGGGAGGACTACGATGGGTAAGTTGCTGGAACTGCTGGAAAAGCTGGTGCGGGCCATCTTTGGCCCGGGGGACAAGCAGGACACCGGCGAGGCAACACCCGCACCCGCAGTCCCCGAGGCAGAGGCTGTCACCGGCTGGGAGGGAGACCCGCCCTACCGGTACATCGACGTGAGCCGGTATCAGGGCCTCATCGACTGGGCGCAGGTGGCAGCGGCGGGCTACAAGGGAGCAATGCTCAAGACGGTGAGCACCAACCGCAAGCTCTCCAAGCGGGCAGACGGCCTGTACATCGACCCCACCTTTGAGACCAACTACCGCAACGCCCGGGCTGCCGGGCTGGACGTGGGCGTCTACTACTACACCTACGCCACCAGCGAGGCGATGGCCGATGCAGAGCTTGCCCTGCTGCGGCAGGCGGTGCGGGGCAAGGAGTTTTCTCTCCCCGTTTGCGTGGACGTGGAGGAAAACAAGCTCAAGCAGCTGTCCACGCTTGACCTGTCCAACCTTACCGCTTACGCGCTGGAACAGGTGGAGAAGATGGGCTTTTACGCCCAGCTCTACACCTACACCGGTTACAAGTATGAGCTGGACATGGCTCGGCTGTCCTCTCGGTGGGACGTCTGGCTGGCCGACTACACGGGCGAGACGCCCAACGTGACGTTTAGCTACAACGCTCACCAGCACACCAGCAAAGGTAGCGTGCCGGGCATCTCCGGCAACGTAGACCTCAACGTCACCACCCTCAACTACCCCCGTATCATCAAGAAGAAGGGTCTGACCCGTCTTCGGGAGGGTGTATGAGTGAAGCAATCATCGTAGCCATTATCACCGGCGGTCTGAGCCTGATCGGCGTGATCGTCTCCAACAACCACACCGCCCAGAGCATGGACGCCAAGCTGGACAAGCAGCAGGCGATTATGGACACAAAGCTGGAAGAGCTGACCCGGGAGGTGCGAATGCACAACAACTTTGCCCAGCGTATCCCGGTGATGGAAGAACAAATCAAGGTGGCGAACCACCGCATTGCAGACCTCGAAAAAGAGAGAGGAGAGTAATACATGGCAACGATCAATAACATTTTGGGCGTCATTCCCGCCCCGGTGGCGGCAGTGCTGATGCTGGGCGGCTTTATCTTTTACGCCCTGGGCTGCATCCGGCTGGGCTATGGTGCCGCGGTAAAGCCGCTGGTGCTGGACCTCATCGAGAGGGCAGAGCAGGAGATTCAGGGTACCAAGCGGGGCGCAGAGCGCAAGGCGTGGGTCGTCAAGATGCTCCGGGCCGCCCTGAGTACCAGCAAATACGGCAGGCTCATCAGCTGGGCCATCACCGATGAGACCATCGGTGCGGTCATCCAGTTTTTCTTTGACCGCGCAAAAGCGGTTTTAAGAAAGGAAGTGTAACAAAAATGCTGGAGTTATGCCCTGTCACTTTAAAGGCTGCAAACGAGTACGTCAAAGAGCATCACAGACATCACGGAGTCGTTGTTGGACACAAGTTCTCTATCGGCGCCACGAAGGACGGTATGCTTGTCGGTGTCGCAATTTGCGGCAGACCGGTGTCAAGATTTTTAGACGATGGCTATACACTGGAGATCACACGTCTTTGCACAGATGGCACGCCGGATGTATGCAGTATGCTATATGGCGCAGCATATCGCGCCGCAAGAGCAATGGGTTACAAAAAGGTCGTAACGTACATTTTGGACACCGAGACAGGCAACTCGCTAAAGGCGGCCGGGTATAAATGCGAAGGCAAAGCAGGCGGTGTTGAGTGGACAGGAAAAAGAAAGCCTAAAAACCCGGAGCAATACCCGCGCCAAATGAAAACCCGCTGGGTTAAAATTTCAAAAAAGCAGTAAGGAGGATATTATGGCAAGCACTACATACGCACGCGGATGTTTTCTTGACCTCACGAAAACATACCACCTCGGCAATGCCATCAAACTGGTGACGTTTTGTCACCGTTTTGCCGTCATTGGCAATATGGTACGCAACGCCGGACAGCTGCCGCAGCCTTTCTGGCTCGGTGCTGCCTGTGGCGGCGGCTCGTGTAGTGCTGCCCGCTGCGCTGCAAGGACTTGACCGACAGCAGATGACCGCAGCCATCAAAAACGCACCGCTTGGGAGGGTAGACCGTAAGATAGCCTTACTGCGGTACGTTGAGCGGCTCCCGCTGCCGGACATTGCAGCACAGACACATTACAGCCGGACGGCGATAGGCTACCGGCTGAAAAGTATTGATAAAATACTTGGATAAGGCTTGGATAAGCAAATCCCCCGGTGTTCCGTTTGGAGCATCGGGGGATTTTTTTATTTTTGGGGACATGGAAGCCCGGCAGTCTTTTTTGCTGAGATAGACCTGGAAGGGCTTGCCGCAAATGGTGCATCCTTTCTTTATCGCGCGGCTCATCCCTGTAAATCAGCGATGGTAACGCCGCAAGCGGCTGCGATCTTTTCGAGGGTAGACACTCTCGAGACTGCCTTGCCGGACTCTGCATGTTGAATGGTTGCAGTGGACAGCCCGGTTTTTTCTGCCAAGGCCCGGATGGTTAATCCTGCGCTTTCTCTGGCTGCCTTGATTTTGACGGCGGACACACCAAGCGTCTTGTAATCGGGCGAGTTGTACCCAATCACGAACAACCCTTGCTGTTCCATCGGCAACGCTTTGAGTGCGTAGCTCTTTTCTACATCCTCAAGGTCAACATCCTTCAGGACGTAGGCGCATGCATTGTCAAGCTCCGGGGTCATTTTATGGAGCTTGTGCGCCAGCGTGATCTTCATCGTCACGCCACGCACGGGAAATCGGGTAGCATTGTCAAGGTCTGCCTGATTTACGCGGTCGGGTGTGCAAGCCTCATCGAGCAGGCGGTAGAGCTTGCCGAGATTGCAGATGGTATTATTTTCCATTTTGCCCTCCTAATTCACTTGTTCAGCATATCCATCACGGCGTTGTAATGCTTTTCGTATTCTTCGCCAACAGCAAGCTCCCGCTTGATTTTTTCGTTGCGGTAGCGGCGCTCCTCTCCGTAGATCTCGTTCTCGATCTCATCGGGGATTTCAATGAACGCTTTCTGCTTCTTGCCGTGAGTCACAACGAACACAACAAAGGCGTGGTGTACGTTCTCCGGCCAACGGCCGATCTGCTGCTTGTAGGCACCCGCCTTCATTTCCTGCCCATTCACCAGCAGGGAATTGATGGTGTACTGCCACTTATGGCAAGGGACCGTAAGCTCGTTGCCTTCGTTCCAGAGGGTTTCTTCGGTGATGACCTTTTTGTCAATGTCGAGTTCGATTTTTGCGCCGCGGGCGGTATTCCAAGAGTATTTCATTTTTTGTCCCTCCATTTGTGTTTCCTTCTGACGCCATCATTATACCACAAAACTAATACAAGTGATACAGGCATAGTCACCAGACTTTGCCTTGTTTTTTTGTCTATTTGTATCAGTTGTATTAGTTTTGGCTAGGTCGCAATCAAACTCTAATCAAGATTTAATCAGGCGTTTTTGTCCTTCGTTATGCGTTCGTTGTCTCTTAACTCTCCTTAAAAAGGTAAACTGAGCGCAAAGGGAGGTAAGCGCCAATGTGGAACAAGTTCAGCCCGAACCCTCACGGGGGCAGCGTGGGTGATTGCGCCGTGCGCGCGGTAGCAGCAGCCACTGGGCAGAGCTGGGAGCAGGCCTACATTGGATTGGCGCTGACCGGCTTTGCTCTCGGCGATATGCCCAGCGCCAACCGCACATGGGGCGCATACCTCCAAAAGCACGGATTCAAGCGCCACCTTGTCGAGGCAGACTGCACCACCTGTTACACCGTGGCAGATTTTGCCCGGGAGTATCCGCACGGCGTGTATGTGCTGGGGTGTTCCGGCCATGTTCTGGCCGTGGTCAACGGTGACTGGCTGGACAGCTGGGACAGCGGCGCAGAATGCCCGATCTACTACTGGTACAAGGAGGACTAAACGATGCCGTACAATCCATATGGCTACCAAATGCCAAACTACTACGGACAGCCTATGCCTGACCAGCTCACGCAGCTGCGGCAGAATGCCGGGTATCAGGCGCCCATGATGAGCCAACCGACAGGTCAAAGCTCCCCAGCCACGCCTCCGATCATCTGGGTGCAGGGCGAAGAGGGCGCAAAAGCCTATATGGTCGCCGCAGGCAACAGCGTGCTCTTGATGGATAGCGAGAACAGCGCCTTTTACATCAAGAGCACGGACGCAAGCGGAATGCCGCTGCCGCTCAGGGCCTTTGATTACAAGGAGCGCACCACGGCAGCTAAGATGCCCGCTCAGGCCGTCCAACAGCCCGGCGGGGAGTTTGTCACCAGGGCAGAGTTTGACGCCCTGGCAGCCCGCTGTGCAGCGCTTGAAAAGCAGGAGCCCACAAAAACCAAAACGGAGGTCAAGTGATCATGGCAAATCCTCTTTTTAATGCACTGGGCGGCGGCAAAGCATCATCCATGCCCGGCCCTATGGGCCAGTTCGGCCAGATGATGCAGCAGTTCCAGCAGTTCAAGGCTAATTTTCAGGGCGATCCAAAGCAGGAGGTGCAAAAGCTCCTGCAATCCGGGCGGATGAGCCAAGACCAGCTCAACCAGCTTCAGGCAATGGCTCAGCAGTTCCAGCAGTTTTTACACTAAGTCGTAACCGTGGCCACGGTCGAGATACACTTTTTACCAAAAATTTTGAAAGGAGTACAAAATGTCTCTTTCTTCTGACAACATCGGCTTGACTATGCCGGTGCAGCCCGCCAATACCAACAACGGCAACGGCTTTGGCTTTGGCGGCGATGGTTCGTGGTGGATCATCGTGCTCTTCCTTTTCATCTTCTGCGGCTGGGGCGGTAACTGGGGCGGCAATCGCGCCGGTGCCGGCGCCGGCGTCGTGGATGGTTACATCCTGACCAGCGACTTCGCCAACATCGAACGCAAGATCGATGGCGTAAACAACGGTATGTGTGACGGTTTCTACCAGCAGGCACAGCTCATCAACGGCGTCCAGCAGACCGTGAGTAACGGCTTCATGTCCGCCGAGATCAGCCGTGCAAATCAGCAGGCGGCATTCATGCAGCAGCTCTTTGCGATGCAGATGCAGCAGCAGAACTGCTGCTGTGAGACCCGGTCTGCTATCCAGGGCGTCAACTACAATCTGGCTACCCAGTCCTGCGAGACCCGGAACACCGTGCAGAACGCGACCCGGGACATCGTAGACAACCAGAACCAGAACGCCCGGGCTATCCTGGACGCTCTCACAGCTCAGCGCATCGAGGCAAAGGACGCCAAGATCGCGGAGCAGAGCCAGCAGCTCTTTGCGGCTCAGCTTGCAGCTTCCCAGGCGGCGCAGAACGAGACCCTCAAGGCATACATGAGCGGTCAGCTGGCCTACTACAACCCGCGTCCCGTTCCTGCCTTCCCGGTTCCTGCGCCGTACCAGTACGGTAATTGTGGCACCGGATGCGGCTGTAACGGCTGCGCATAACCAAATAACGGCAACTGACTGCAAATTGTAGTCTGTTCAGCCCCTGAGCTGATTTTGCAAACCAGAGCGCCGGGGCAAAAGTCCCGGCGCTTTTATTTATGAAAGGAGCCGATAAAATGGCTGAATTTACGAATCCCAATATCGTGACGGTATCCGCCGGGGAAAATCTTCCCTTGACAGAGACTGCCGTAAAGGGCCCGGCCTGCATCGTCCATCGTGAGGGCGCGGGTATCGTGACCCTGCGCGGCCTGACAAACCAGTGCAAAGCCCGCTTCAAGGTGAGTTTTGGCGGAAACATTGCGGTGCCTACCGGCGGCACAGCCGGGGCTATCTCTGTAGCGCTGGCAATCGCTGGCGAGCCGCTGAACAGCGCAACGGCCATTGTTACCCCGGCGGCAGCAGGGAACTACTTTAATGTGTTCGCCGCCGCCTTTATCGAGGTTCCGCGCGGCTGCTGCGTGACTGTGGCAGTCGAGAACACCAGCACGCAGGCGATCGACATTGCAAACAGCAATCTCATCGTTGAGCGCGTGGCATAATGAGAGGAGAGCGCTATGAACATGAAACACCTTAACGCACTGAAAGATATGCTGTGCGAGGAACTGGAAGAAATTACCCGAAAAGGTGAACTGAGCGCCGGTGATCTGGACACCGCGCACAAGCTGACCGACACCATCAAGAATATCGACAAGATCCAGATGCTGGAGGACGGGGACTACAGCCGTACCGGCGAATGGGAAGCCGATATGCGCGGCACTCATGGCCAGGATGGCAGCTATGGCCGTGGCAACAGCTACGCCAATCGAGGCCGTCACTATGTTCGTGGACACTACTCCCGCACGGATGGCCGTGATCGCATGATTTCTGACATTGAGGACATGATGCAGGACGCCACCGGCGCAGAGCGAGACGCTTACAAACGCGCGGCAGACATTCTGCGCAACGCATAAGGGAGGAGGGCGGCAAGTATGGACATCGACGAGATCAACACCCATATCCACAAGCTGAAATGCGGATCGACGGACTGGCAGAGCGTGGAAAAACTTGCCGCCCTCTGCACCGTGAGGAATGAGCTGGAAGAAAAGCAGGCACCGGCAGAAATGCAGACTCAAGCGCTGCCTCCCGCGTCGTACCCGGCGGCATGCTCCACAAAAGCAAATCCGCAAAGCGAGTTCGTGGAAGCGGCCAGCGCCGCGCCCTTTGGAGGCTTGATGGAAGTGCTTGATGAGCACATGAGCGCCATAAAGCTTGCATACCCGAAAGAGTATGAGTTGGTCATGCGGAAGATAACCGCATTGTAAAACGACACAAAATGTGTTATTTTTACATACAGCCAAAACTTGAAAAATTGAATTTTTAAGTTTAATAAGCTAACGTAAGGCTAACAAACTTTGAATTTTTATCGATAAATGGTAAAATAAAACTGATTTGTAATCAGTGGGTTGCAGGTTCAACTCCTGTCACCAGCTCCAAAAATAAACGCACGAACGATTAAAACGAATCGTCCGTGCGTTTTTCTTTTTGCTTGAAATGCCTTAAAATCTCCTGAATGAACGTGACAATCTAACAAACAATCTAACAAATCAATACTTCATCTTCCGCATTTCGCGCAACAGATAATCCGGGTCATTGTGGGAGACGTACTTGTTTGCTGTGGTGGAGAAATTTTTGTGACCCAAGATGGCTTGCACGGCAGTCTTTTCCAGGCCGCACTCCACCATCTTGCTGCTGGCCGTGTGGCGCAGCGTATGCGGATGCACCCCCTCTATATGGCACTCCTGCATCAAGGCCCGAAACTTTGTAGCCACGTTGCGCTTGTCCAGCTTTGTACCGGCTTTGGACGGTATCAGCCACTCACAGCCGCTGTCAAGCATCCAAAAGGCAATGATTTTATAAATTGGGTCCAAAATAGGGATAATGCGGTTTTTGCCCGCCTCGGTCTTTTCGCCGCCCTGCATATACCGCTCTTTTAGATGCACATCGTCGCAGCGCATGGAGAGCAGCTCATCGATACGCATACCGGTGTAGAGCAGCACCATTGCGATTTGTGCTGTCTGCCCAAGCTTCGGGTCGTCTTGCCGGCTGCTGATCTGCTCGATCTCTTGAGCGGTCAAGGTTCGCTCTGCCTTGCCTGTAGCCGCCGGGAGCTGCAAGAGCATGGCATAGTTTTTGTTTATGATGTCCTGAGCCATTGCCCACTCGCAGATCTGGCTGAAAAGTGTGCGCTGCTTTTCGCAGGAGCTGCGGGAGAGGCCCTTTTCCACCATCTGGTCAATCACTTGTTGATAGTTTGCGGCTTTTAAGTCTCGGAGCTGTCGGTCATACAGCAGCGAAGCCTTTGCATAGGCCAGCTCATAACCCTTTTTCATGTCAGTGCCGAGCTTTTCAAATTTGGGCTGCGCTTTCCATTGGGCGTAGGCATCCGCAAAAGTGCATTTCAGACGCGCTGCGGGGGTGTTCTGGGCGTTGTAAGCGTCCAGTGCTTGTACTGCTTCACCCGGCGTCGCAAACGTCCCCAGAACGTCTCGCTTGGCTGTCAGGGCCACATACGGCTTTGACCTCGTCCCGCTCAACTTATATACACTGCCGCTGCCCTTTGGGCGGCGGCGCTTTTTTCTTTGCTGCGGGGCGGCTTCGGGCTGCTTCTTGCCGCAGTATGGGCAAAAAGATGCATCATCCGGTATTTCCCGACGGCAGCAGGCGCGAATACACCTCAACGCTCTTCACCTCGCTTTGCAGTATAGTCGGTCTCGCCGCTCTTCGCGGCCTCTTTTCCCGCCTGGTATGCCGACTGCAGAAGACTCACCGGAGGCTGGACTTCCCACGGGATCGGGTCTGTTCCTGTAACCACGGCGAACCCGTAGTTGTCCAGTATTTGGCCGCAGACGGATACCTTGTTTTGCAAGGGAGTATGCAGGTTTGCGCACACCTCAGCAAACACCGCCGGTGGATAGCTGCCATGTCGGCCCAAAAGGATAAACAGCACCATCTCTTTTACAATTCGCGGCGCTGTGCGAAAGTATTCTGTAAGCGCCTCATCCAGCTCTTCGTCTGATTTGCGCTGTACGGGCTCTTTGTAAAGCTCTGGGTGCAGCATTTCTTGCATGGCGGGGAGCGGAGAAGTCCCGCAAGCCTCGAACCAGTCCATTATCTTGTCAGCTGGTGGGCTGGACGCTCCGCACTCCCAGCTCTGGATCGTAGCCTTTCCCTTGTTGATCCGGCGGGCCATGTCGACTTGGCTCAAGCCTGCCGCGACTCTGGCCCGCGCCAATGCGACACCAAGCTTTTCCGCAGTAAAGTAGCTCATCAATTATAACCTCACAAATTTCCATGCCATAAAAACAAAAAGTGACATGGGAAAAACCCATGCCACTCGACAGAGCGGAAGTCCTTCAAGTTTTCCCATAAAATGGTAAAATCTAAAACAAGTTGGACAAATTGAACAAAAACAGAGGTGAAATAAAATGGATTTCGAGCAAAGAAACGGCAAAGAAAACAAAATGACCATCATTGACGGGATGCCTGCCACCATTTTGACCGGCACGACCCGAACACCTGAACCTTGGGAGGACTAAAGATGGACAAGATGAAGCTGTTTTGCACCCACATCCGCGCCGCGCTGGCCTGCTATGAGGATATGCCGCCCGAGGGACAGGCCCGGGCTCGACTTTTTGTGATCCGCAAGTCCGGGGATCTCCGGCAGCTCAAGGCCGCAGCAGACGCACCCGGTGGGGAGCTTGCCGCTGAACTGTTGCAAAAAATGCAACAACCTTGCAACCACGGATAGCAACGTGCATATTTTGCACGTTGTTCGCGCAAAACGCGCGTATTTAGCAAAAAGTCAGCGTAAATTTCAACGATTCAGCGCAAATTCTAAATTTTTCGCGCATTTTTGCGCGATTAAATGTGCTTGACGTGATACAATCAAAAGTTGTATAATTCAGTTGTGACCTACATATCGAGCATCGAAATGTTGGATTCGAGCTCAGACTTCCCTTTTTCGGTTAAAAAATACTTGCCTTTTTCATTCATCTGGATAAAGCCCCGCTTTTCTAGCGTTTGAAGATGATAGCCAACATTTTTTATGCCATACTCAAACCACCAAAGACCCGGATAACCATATCTCGGGTGCGGATATGTTCCATATGAGCAATATTTCAGCAATGCAATTTCAGTTCGGTACAATCCATTCTCGGTAGAGGGCTGATTTTGCATCTGCTCTGCAAACGGAACCACTCGACGCATACCATTCACGGCATCAAGAGCGAAAGACGGAACATAATCTTTATAATAGGACGGTTCTTGATAATACTTTTGTTCTTCTGCCGGAATTGGTGGTTCTTCGCCATTCATAAACGAAAACGCTGTAAATAAATCCATTGGTTACACCTCTTGCAAAGCGGTGTGCTTCATTTCAAGATACGTTTTAGAGCAGAGTGGCATTCGGTCTAAAAACGGCTCAAAAGATGCATACCATCTTTGCGTAGAGTTTGAGCGGCCACGTTCAGTCTTGAGACCGGAAAGCTTCTGGGCCTGTTTTGCATAGGCATTATCTATCAGCACATTTACGGTTTCAGCAGTGGTTTCCGGGTCAAGCGCCTGAGCTTTCAAGGCTGGAAGGTCACAGGTGAATTTTATTCCCTTCTGTTGCAGCTCTATCATGTTGTCGAGACGTTCCAAAGCAAGGTCATACCGAGAGAAAAAAGTATCTGGGTCTGCCGTTTTCTGCATGATATTCAGGGAATCTTGAAATTCATCCATGAAAATCTTGGCGTTCATCTGGTCAATTTCTGCTATTGTTTCTTCTGGGGTGATCTTATCAATGCTTTCCATTGCAGGGAAATCAAAAGTATCTGGAGCAGCTGCGGTGTCTCCTGAATGATAAGAGCGGTATTTGGTTTTGTTATAATCGACAACGCAAAGTGCTGCAACCAAAAAAGGAAAGGCAAAGAAAGCGACAAACAAAAGGGAAATTTCTGAAATATTGAAAGAAGGCTTCCAGATGCTCAGTATAGGACACAAGCAAATTAAACCAATAGCAAAGCAACCAGCCCATTGCAAAAGCGTAGGCCTTGCGTCTTTCCATTTTACGGATGCTTGCTTGTACGGCTCTCTTCTCTGAATTGTAGAACTAGAAGGAGCTGGAGAAAACATAGCTTTTGCTATCGCACGTTGTGTGCGTTTGCTTGGCGTGATTGCCTTCCCGACTTTTTTAAGCCACCGTTTGTTTGCGCGGTCTCGCTGAGTATAAATAGATACCTTCCTGCGGCCGCCTCGTGCCATACCGCAACACCTCACACATAACAATTATATAAGGAGGACAAAGCAAAATGCAGGACACATCTTTTAGCCCGGACGAAATCAGAAAAATCATCGAAAAGCTTAAGAGTGACCCTGCATTCCGTCAGAAAGTCCTCGATATTCTAAACAGCTAAATCACAGCAACGCCCGGATCGCATTCTTTTTTGCGTCCGATGCGGCCATGATTTTTCTTACAAGCTCAGCATCTTCTGGGGACAGCCCACTCAGGCTTACCGTCTCCAGGGCGCTGGGCTTTTCTTTTTGCTCTTCTCCCATAAGCTCTTCAATGGAAATTTGTAGAAAATCAGACACAAGCAATAGCTTATCTTTCGGCGGATAGCGCTTTCCATTAGCCCATTTTCCTACTGTTCCGTTGGCGAATTTCAAATCTTTCTCCATTTTTGTAATGGAACTGCCTTGATTTTTACACGATACACGGATGAATTTCACTAGTTCGGGCAAAGAACGCATAAAAAACTCCTCCAATAGCCTAATTTTCTATTGACAACTAGAAAATTAGGCTATATAATAGAGAGCGTAAGGGGCAAACAAAACCAAAGCCCCTGACAATATTATATCGGGCAGACGCTAGATTTTATTCACTTTGTACCTCGCAACTACATAGTAGCATATTTTCTAGTGATTTTCAAGCCCGGAAAGGAGAATTTCTAGTGAATGTTTCAAAAATCGACCAGTTTTGCAAGCTGCACGGGCTGAGCCGCACCGATCTGGAGGCGGCGGCAGGCCTGAGCAACGGCGCAATCGGAAAGTGGGAGCGCTCGATTTACGGTCCCAGTATCTCGCAGCTGCTCAAGCTCGCAAAGTATTTCAAGGTCACACTGAACGAGCTTGTGGTCTACGATGAGGAAGGAAAAAGAAAGGAGAATACAAGTGCCTGATTTTGAAACCTTTTTGCTTGCGCTTGCATCGATTGCGCTCATTGTCGTTGCTTTTGGCTTTTCGTGGGCAATTATATCTGGCCTCTGGTGGCTCATTTGTCACTTTGTCGGATGGCAGTTCACCTTCGGTGTGGCCACCGCAATCTGGATTGTGGCGATGCTCCTGAAATGGGTGACAAGCCATGATTAAGCCTGAACCGTGGACTGGCCGTCTGATTGGCCGAATGCACAACAACCAGATTACAGTAGACGACGTAGCAAAGCATCTTGGATTTTCGAGAAGCTACTGTTCACTGATTTTGAACAGCAAGCGCAACCCTCCCGGCATTCGGGAAAAGATGGAAACTGCCGTCAGCGAGATCATCAAGGAAAAGGAGGACAAAACGGCATGAGCGAATTAAACAATCTCATCCCCGTTAGCTACGAAAACCCGGAGCGCCCCACGGTGAGTGGCCGGGAGCTGCACGAGTTTTTGATGGACGGAAGCGGGTCAGCGGTTCATTTATGAGCAGCTCAAGGCCGTGGGAATGCTGCCCAGCGTGGAGCGCAGGCAGAGCGTGGAGCAGATGGAGCTTGCCTCCCGGCAGCACAACCAGGACGGCGTGGCGTAAACAATATATTTTGGAGGTTACTATTATGAAAAAGCTGCATGTGAAAGCTACGTTTATTGAGCCGGTGCTGGGCACATGGCCCGCAAACCCCAATGTTGCCCGGGAGTTCATCGCCAGCAAGTCGCCGGATGCTGCAACCATCGAGGATGAAGTGGCGGCTCTTGGCCCTGATGCGGTAGCCGACAAGGGCATGACCGTTTTTCCGCGTGACCCGGACGGCAATCCGATTTTTTACGATTACCAAATCAAAGGCATGTTTAAGGATGCTTGCGGCATGCTTTCCCGCATCGGCGGTAAGACCGAGACCAGCAAGAAGAAGGCCGTGAACGAAAGCGGCAAGCTGACTGCTTACAAGAAGGTCATTGACGGCCTGATCTTCGTTTCACCCCGGATGATTCCCATTGACATAAACGGAACGATTGGCGAATGCCAGCGCCCGCTCCGCGCACAGACCGCACAGGGCGAGCGCGTGAGCCTTGCCAACAGTGAGGAAATCCCGGCGGGTAGCACCTGCGAGTTTGACGTAACCCTCCTTGACGACAGCCACGAAAAGGTTGTGCGTGAGTGGCTGGATTATGGAATCCTGCGCGGCATCGGCCAGTGGCGCAACAGCGGCAAGGGCCGCTTTACCTACACCGTTTATGAGGTGAAGGCCTGAGAGCAATGGCAAGGCTGAGTTTTGCTGTGCGATGGCTTTGCGAAGCGAGGTTTGGCAAAGGCAAGGCACGGCGGTGCAAAGCAAAGGCTATGAGGTGAACTGCTGTGCAGTGGCACTGAGAAGCACAGACAGGCAAGGCAAAGGAAAAGCGGAGAAAAGCAGAGCGAGGGCATGGTACGGCGCCGTAGAGAATGGTAGAGCAAAGGAATGGCAGAGAAAAGCGCTGATGTGATTTGCGAAGGAAAAGCGGTGCACCGTGACGATTCGCTGTGGAAAGGTTTTGCTTCGGATGCATTGGCATGGCAGAGAGAAGAAATGCCGTGATTTGCGCAGCGATGGCATGGCAAAGAGCGGTCAGGCGTTGCGTTGCGATGGCACAGCAAAGAGAAGACATTTTATTAAAAGGAGTGAACGATTTGAACGAATTACAGATTTTCAGCAACCCCGAGTTCGGGGACATCCGCACGGTAGACCAGAACGGCGAGCCGTGGTTCGTGGGCAAGGACGTGGCGGCGGCGCTGGGCTACGGCGAAGGCAAGTCCCTCGCAAACGCCGTTTCCAACCACGTTGACGAGCAGGACAAAGGGGTCACCGAATTGATGACCCCCGGCGGCAACCAGAAAATGGTCATCATTAACGAGTCCGGCCTGTACAGCCTGATTTTTGGCAGCAAGCTGGAAGGTGCGGTGCGGTTCAAGCGGTGGGTCACCAGCGAGGTGCTGCCTACCCTGCGTAAGACCGGCAGCTACATGATGCCCAAGCTCAGCAAGGAGATGCAGGCGCTGTTTATGCTGGACAACCGCACCCAGCGGCAAGAAGAGCGGCTCACCGCGTTGGAGAACACCATGACGGTGGATTACAACCAGCAGCGTGTGCTGCGCAAGAGCATCAGCCGGGCGGTGATCAGTGCTCTTGGCGGCGAGGACGCCCCGGCCTACATCGACAACCACGTGCGCAGCAAGGTATACAGCGAGTGCAACCACGATGTGCAGGACTGGTTCAGGGTGAACAGCGTGGGCAACATCCCCCGCAAGCGCTTTGACGAGGCGGTGGAGTACATCCAGCGCTGGAAGCCCAGCACCAACACCGTGATGCTGATCCAGCAGACCAACGGGCAGACCAGTTTGTTTGCCGCAGCTGCTGCCCAAAGGAACACCACCACCTCCGGGAAGCTTGTTAAGGAGGTATAAGCATGAGTGAGAAGATCATCGCCTACAAGGCCATGGACAAAAATATGCAGTGCCGTGGCAAGCAGTACGAGGTGGGCAAGACCTACCACGAGGACAAGGCGGACTGCTGCCACGCTGGTATGCACGCCTGCGAGAACCCGCTGGATGTGCTGCACTACTACCCGTTGAAGGATGGCCCGCGCTTTTTTGAGGTCGAGTGCGGCGGGAACGTGGATAAAAGCGAAGAGGACAGCAAACTGGCTTGCACTGAGCTGACGGTAAAAGGTGAGCTGAATTTTGCAGGGCTGGTAAAAGCTACGGTGAATGCCGTTTTTAATCGGGTGAAGGGCAAAGAACCTTTTTCGAGCGGCTATTACAGTACGGCTGGTTCGAGCGGCTATTACAGTACGGCTGGTTCGAGCGGCAATTACAGTACGGCTGGTTCGAGCGGCAATTACAGTACGGCTGGTTCGAGCGGCTATTACAGTACGGCTGGTTCGAGCGGC